ACCAATCCATCGTCATTGGAGTTGGTCTGATTTGATCCCATAGTGGACCTTTTGCACACATTTCAAGTTTTTCTGCTGTTTGATTTGATTGCTCTTCTGCCCAGTTAGCATCTGCTTCCCAAGGAATTGCACGACTTTGCATCATTGATTCATAAGTTAATCTAGTTTGCTTCATTACCCAAGCAGGTATCTCACTATCTTGATGAACCTGTGCCATAAAGGATGTTTGCATTCCTCCACCCATACAATCTTGTACGGCGTGCCATCCTTCGTGTCTCATTGTTCCTAAAAACTCTCTTGGGTCTTTAAGAAGTTGTTCATTCACAAAGAAACGATTGTAGTTTGGTTTGTATAAACCTACTGTTCTTGGAGTAAAGTATCTTTCTGGCGCAACATATACAGGAACATTTACACCATCAAGAGCAGTAATAATTCTTTTTAGTTCTTCTCTGAACGGGTCAAAATCTGGATTCTTTAGTAGTTCAGAATCCACTGTGAGTTTCTCTATACCCTCAGTGCATTCTAGGAGAATCATGCAACCCATTGCCTCTGCACTATAAGGTCTTACTGTTGGTTGCTTTGGTTCCAGTGATGATGCAATAGCAGGAAATGCTAAGGATAAAACTAAACCAACTGAGGTGAGTAACTTTTTCATTCGTTCCACCATCCTTCTTGTTTATGAATCCAGATTTTCAAATCTTTGACATAATTTCTCAATATCTGGGCCTGTTCTTCATGCCAAAAATCACCCGTCTCCATGTGAAGACGGGTGTGATTATCTATAGCTTTGAGTATTTGGTGGATGGGAGCATTCCAACACTCTCGTTTTGGAGTGTTCCATTCTCTTGGCATTGGTATGTAAATGTGTAAATTTGATTATCACTTAAAAAATCAGTTTGACATAAGTTAGGTCCAACTAACACATGACCAACAATAGTCAAAGTAATGAATTCAATCATTTTTTCTTTCCACCATTCTTTGCTTTTTTAGCGTTAGCATTACCAGAGTTTTGCTTTTTGTTGTTAGAAGATCCAGCACCGCCAGAACCTTTTTTACCTTTATTTGCAGACTTAGACATTATGCTCCTCCTGTGCGGGGCTGAACTTGACCTTCTAATACTTCAACTCTTTCTTCAAGAGTTGGCTCTGCCGCAGCAACTTCTGGTGCTGCAGGTTCTGATGTAGGTTCTACTACAACTTCTCTACGTGGTTCTTCTTTCTTTTCATCTTCATCACCACCCTTCTTCATTGTGTTAATACCAAAGGTGGCAGCAGATGCTGTGAAGACAGTAGCGATAAATGTTGGGTCCATCTTAGATAGAGCACCAGCATAACTAGCAGTAAGGAGAGCAGCAGACCAACCCAAAATCGCAATGCGTATAACAGTACTCATACACTTTTCCTTTTTAGTTTGTGTTTCCATTTGTTCCTTTGTGTGAGGTTAACCTTTTTTCCAAGCTTCACCTTCCGCTTTTCTTCTACGAGCAAGTCCTGCTTCTACATTTGAACCAGGATTACGATAGAGGAATAACGCATCAGGAACCAAGTCCCATTCTTTATTCTTCAAGCGTTTAGTAATAGTATTAAAGTTATCACCACCGTAAAAACCGGCACCAAGATTATAAGCAAAGCTGAGCAGAGCGCCTCTTTTTCCATCTGACATTTCATTCCAATGTGGGATTTTGCGTAGTGCAGGAAGGAATTCTTTCTTACACTGATCGATAAGAAGTTGATCCGCTTCCGCTTGTGTTAATGTATCACCCATTTTAAATGGCGATCCATCCTTCTTACGGGTCGAACCCCAACCAATTGTGATTGGAAGTCCACCAGTCAGAGGATCTGGATATGCCTTTAAGTGACATCCTTCAAACTCTTTAATTAACTTGATTCCCATTTGTGGAACATCATCACCACCTGTTACAGGAGCTGCAGCAGCGGGTGCAGATGCTGGTGCAGCACTAGTCTTTTTTCCGCGATAAATCTCCGCCCAATCAATATTATCTTCTAGATATTTGACTGGGAGGTTATCTTCCAACCACTGTACTGCTTTGACGTGATTGGGGTTCTTCTCGTCATAAAACTTGAAGAAGTTATGTAGATCGATTCTTGCCATTGTTGTCTCCGAAATACCGTTGATAAAGTTCGTTTGCTTCTACGTGCCTACCATTATTTGTCAGTTCTTTAATCACTTTAAGCATCTTTGCCTTAAATCTAGTCGAAGATTCTGCCCCATCCATCGTTGCCTCCTGGACACCAACGGTGCTTAAGAACTGCTTTGGTATAAATGGTCTTCTTACCGTTAGTCACAGGACCAGTGTAGTTGTCATTCAGTGAACCATATGGATCATTTACATAATACCCTTTACCATCTGGGGTTTTACCGATCACAACACACATATGCCCACCAGTAGGTGCAGAAAGAGAACCCCTGTGCAGAATACCAATAACGACAGGCTTCCCAGCGTCAAGACTTTTATCAATATCAGCAAAAGAAAGATTGTAACTAAAGTGTGACTTAACTCCATAACCTGCCAGAACTTTCGTCTGTACCGCATGGTCAGTAGTATCGCCAATCGCAAATACTTTCTTGACATACTCATCATCACCTTTAATGCTTCCTGGTTTGAGGAAAGCAAGGCACATAGCGCACGATGAACTGTTGCAAGTTCTATGTGCATCTCGGTAGTTATCTACTTGGTTGAAGTATGGAACATTTAAAACCTCTGGTGTTGGAGGTTTAGTTCTAAACATTCCAATCCAGTCGGTTTCTGCATCATCCAAAAACTGGGCGGGTAGGTTATCCTCTAACCATTGAACTGCCGCCACGTGATTTGAATTGTTCTCGTCGTAAAACTTGAAAAAGTTATGAAGATCAAGTGTCATCTTCGTCTCCTATAAACTCTAATGAGAAAATATCATGACGTAAAATTTCCGGATTCAACCACTCACAAAATTCTGATTGAATCGCATGGGCATCCTCAATATTTTCCTCACAAAGAGTATGAATGCGGTCAATTGCCCAATCATGTGTTGTTTGTAGAGTCTGCTCCAAAGTTACCATAATCTTTTCGCATATAGCGGCCTAGAATATTGCTATTGTAGTATGCCGGTGTTCCATCGTCAAGAGACTCACTCAACACATTATTTAGAAAAAGTTGCTTTGTTTCTTCATAGTTACAGTCACCTTTTGCCCTATGAAGACTTAATATTTCTCTACCGAAGATCTCTTTGCCGTGCTTTTTAATATCTTCTTTTAATTCTGGACAAGAACCATAATACTTTTTCCAATCAGATTCTTGCTTTACTCTTCTTTTCTTTCCTGGTGGAGTTCTAAATGACCAGAAGTATTTTCTTCCAATATATTTTCTACCAGTGGTTCTGTTGGTAATACAGTAAACAAAACCAAAGTAGTCTTCAATATGATCAGAATCAAAAATATTCCCAGCATATAACCAGGGATTCTCATAACTCATACTATAATATCTTATGAGCTATTATTTATCCTTCAACGGGAACAAAGAGATTCTAGGTACATTTTAAGGTCTTGTCAAGCCCTTGATAAATACTCAATAAAGTCTTATAATAATGACTGTCTACGTTAATAATATTACCATTAACACTGGGGAATACTTTTCCAGAGACTTTTACCTAGACAATATTGACGGCACACCATTGAACTTGGTTGGATATGCAGCGTCTTCATATATTCGTAAGCACCCAGAAAGTTTAAATACAACAGCAAAATTTAATGTAGGTTTTATTGATAGGGCAAATGGAAGAATTAGAGTATCACTAGCATCTACAGTAACTGCATCTATTAAACCTGGTCGGTATGTTTATGATGTTTTATTTGTGGATAATACAACTAAAAAATCAATTGTAATCGAAGGTAATATTCTTGCAACAGAAGATGTTTCAACGGAATGTGTTTCTACAAGTTATCCAAATAAATTTGGTGGATTAGTATATGAAGAAGATGGAACACGTGTTGGGGAACAATTTAACAATCATGTACAAACTTTTGCTGAAATAAAACCAAGTCAAATGTTAAATTATGGTGTTGTAAGACTTGGATTCTGGAGTAATTGTGGAAGTTTGGCATCACATAGAACATTAGTAAATAATAATTTAGAAACAATTCTCTCATATGTAACTCGCGGTGGAGTTTTGATTGTTAATGGTGAGCACGGTGGATGTGGTGATGCGGCAAATCAAAATGAAATTTTTAGTTTACTTGGATCTGAAATAAGATGTGTTGGACAAAGTATTGGCATTCAAGGTCTAGCTCCAAAAAATGCTAGTATTTCTGGACTAGATTCTTTTCCAGATAATTATAATTTTGCAGCGTCAGATCACTTTACTGGAGGAACTGCGTTATATTCTTCTGGTGCAAATGGATTAGGTAATAGATTTATTGTATTTGAAAAAATAGGTTTTGGTGCAGTAGTAGCAACAGCAGACGTTAATACTTTCACGAATAATAATACTACTTTTGCCGGACCTGGACCACATCCCAATGATACTTTATATAATGCGTGGAGATCTTTGGTAACAAACTTCTAAATACTTAGAAAACGATGGCAGTATATGTAAATAACCTTACTATCAATATAGGAACAGACTTTGTACAAACCTATGATTTGTATCAGAGTGGTGGTAAGGTTATTGATCTAACTGGATATTCGGCAGCATCAAGTCTTAGAAAACATAGAGATAGTAACACAGCAGTAAGTTTTGTTGTTGGATTTCCAGATAAAAAAAACGGAAAAATAAAAATATCAATTCCTAGTTGGACAACAACTAGATTAAAACCTGGAAGGTATGTTTATGATATTTTGATGACAAAATCAAATGGTGATAAAGCAATCATTGTTGAGGGGACTATTCACGCAAGGGCAGGTATATCGACTGGTTGTTCTTTCTCAACTCCAACAAGTGCCCAAAGACTTTGTATTGCAGTGATTGATGAAAACAGTAATACCTCGGCATCTGGAATGTCATCTCTATGGACTCAATTCAGATCATCATATCCAAACAGAACTTTTTATCTTTTACAACCAACAACTGTTGGATATGGTAATAGTGTAAATAATACTAACTATAATGATCTTGCTTGTCCTGATAACTTCTTGAATGAGACAACCGTAAACATCTCACCACTGATCTAAAATGAGTTTTACCTGGCCAGAAGTACCATTTACCGGAGCAGAAGTTGAAGCATTTGTGATTGCTTATAAACAACTTGCAGAAGCAATCTACACAGATCTTGAAACTTATTATGATAAAGTATATCCAGAAGATACTCCACAAGTAAAATTTAAAGAACCTTATATTGATAGAGAATTTTTAAAAGACTTGTTGGAAGGTGGTTTAATATACGCAAGTTTTATTATTAAACAACGTTCTGGCGGTGGGGGACCTGGGACAGATTTTATTTTAGGAAATACACCACTTTTAGATTCTTTAACTACTGGACAAAGAAGAGCATTTTTTGAAATGATTGGATGCGTTTTTACACAAGAAGGTATGAAGAATGCATTTAATACCCAAAAAGGTACAATGTATCCAACTTTTCCAGATAATTTGAGAGATGAATTAATTGGTGAAATGTTTAATAGTTCAAAAGAAAATATAGAACAAAGTATAGGAGATTATATTAAAAATCAAACTGATGGATCTATCATAGGTGGAGTATTAGACATTGGAAAGGCATTGCAAAGATTGTGGTTTTCACTTGGCAATAAAGCAACTGCAAAAATTCCAGATTTTATGGATAGATATTTTCAAGAAACTGGACAACAATTTACAGCTAATGATATGACTGCTGATGAACTAGCAGATTTAAAAAAAGGATTGCAGCAAGCATTTGATAAAGGTGGTAATATTAGAAACCCTGCATGGTCTTTGGGTAGTAATCTACCACCAACTATCCCCAGAATATCATCTTTATCACCATCTGAAGCACAAAGGTTTGCTTGGGGTATGCAAGCGGGTGATACTGCATACCAAGTTCAAACATATGGTGGTGATTTAGAACTATTACTAGGGGCATCTGTTGTAATTAAAGACTCTTCTGGAAATATAAAATCTGTGCATGATGATTATGATTTTATGTATGGGTATGAGATAAACAGAAGTGTTGATGGTAATTTATATGGTGAACCATTTAATAATAATCAAGTAGTTGATGGTGGAATGTATCGTAATGAAGGTTTGACTCATAGTCAAGTTCAGCAACAAATTGGAAATGGTGCAGTTGCAGATGAAGCAGTAGGGGAAAATTATGGGGCTGCTGCTGGTCGTATTGGAAGAAGTTACATCGTATCTGGTCATGAGAATGGGGTGGGAAAACCATTCCCAATTAAAATTATTTTCCCTTAAAAAAATATGATCAATACATATAAAAACGCATTTACACATATAAATGATTACTTAAAAAATTCACCAATAGATTCTGCTGGTAAAAATTTTATAGAAACTAGTCAGTCAGAAATTAATTTATTTAATCTTTACAAGTTTAAAGATTCAATGAGTTGTGAACCTGTAGGAATTCAAAGTGGTGCTGGATATGAACTTAGCACTGTAATGGGTAGAATTCCTTCATCTGTTGGTGTTAATTCTGCAAGGGTTCAGCAATTTGGTATGCAATTTACTGACTATGATGCAATCCAACAGTATAGAGATTCTGTTGTAAAAGCAATGCTTATTGCTATTCTAGATGGAAATTCAAAAAGAACTACAAATATAGGTGTTGGAAGTACGGCATCAAAAATAGAAATTTTTTATAATTGTCTAAGGAAAGAAAATTTTAGAGATTTAACAAAAAAACCATGGTCGAATTGGAATAATTCTGTTGGAATCTGCACCCCAGTTTATGTTTCTAGAAGTAATAATATTGCAATTGTTACAACCAGTCCTGCACATGGTATGACGACATCATATGATGATTGGGGTATCATTATGAATCTAAATACAGGTATAGCAACTTCATTCAATATATCAACATCAACCTATCCAAACGGAGTTCCAATTACTATTATTGATGCAAATACATTCAAATATGAAAACATTGGTGTAAATACCATAACTACTGCTGTAACTGGAATAGGTTCTATCCAAATTGGTTGGGGTGGATCAAGCACTAGTATGCATGTCTACTTAACGTAAATGAATTATTCCGATTTAAAAAGCGCAAATCCAAGATTATTTTGGGATGGAGTTTGTAGAGGATCAATACAATATAGTGAAGCGGGTGCATTATCAACTGGAACTAACGTAACCAATCTTTTTGTAGAGGAACTTTTTGGTTATCCCAGATCACCCAATATAGCATCCTTTAACCCTAACACATCAATAGTTGTTGGACCAGGAAATTCTTACCCAAAACCATGGAGATCTTTTAGTCAAACTGCACAAGATGCTAGTTATGGGTCCCAAATAGGACCTTTTGCCCGTATAGTTAAAATACCAGAAACACCTTATATGGAAGATACTTGTATTGGTGATATTCCAAAATGTGGTGGCGCAGGTGGTGGAATATATGGAAGACTGGGAATAGGTGATAGTGATAATGTTTTAGGATTCAGAGCTCAAAATTGGTATGATCAAACAGAAGGAAATTATAATACTGCATTTTTTAATAGTAGATATGGTGCTGAATGGTTAAGTTGGAAACAATGGTGGGATAGTGCATCAAAAGCAACGATAAATGCGACATGGTTGGATCCAATTGTACCATTTGTTGTAGAAGTTGAAGTTGCATATAGTATTCCAGAAATTGGAGAAGATACTTATTGGCCAGGACCGAATTTAGGTTTAGTTTCGGATGCTTCTTATGAATTAATAACTGCAATGGTTGCAATTGCAGCAGTTGCAAGGTGGGTGTTCTAAAATGCCAAAGCCCACATTACTCCAAAGAACTAATTTCAAAACTTGGTTAAGGTACTATAAATCCAAGTTTTCAAATACAACAATACCATTCTTTTATATCAATGATATTATGACGCAGAGTGCCTCTGGCATCTCTACGTCAGATAATGTTAAAGTTGTAGTATTTGATAATTTTGAAGAAGTTGATGTAACCTCTACAGTAAATAATAACAATTTATTTTATATTCCTGCACTATCGGGTGATACAATCACTTTGGGTGTTGGTGCATCCACATATACTTTAAAATTCATTGGTGAAGATGGTGGAATTCAATATAATGGAACTACTTATGGTTTAGGTGATTCAATATCCTTAGGAAATAAAAATCTAATTGTAAAAGGTCTTGGTGGAGGATTATTACAACCATCAGATCCACCAGTTTATTCTCTTGGAGTTTCAACTACAACTACAAGTGAAGGTGGGTCAGTTAATTTTACACTTAATACTTTTAATGTTGGTGGTGGTACAACTCTTTATTATAGCACTGGCGGCAGTATGGAATCTGCTGACTTTTCAAATAATTCATTAACAGGATCTTTTAATATTGTTGGAATTGGTTCGACCGCAGGTATTGCAACAGTCACCAGAACCATTGCCAATGATTTTAGCACGGAAGGATCTGAATCATTTACATTTGTAGTAAGAACTGGATCAACGTCTGGACCAGTTGTAGCAACAAGTCCATCTATTACTGTTGCGGATGTTGTTCCATCTTATTCAGTTACACCATCAACTTTATTAGTTAATGAAGGGTCTTCCGTTACATTTACTGTCACAACAACTGGTGTTGCTGATGCAACTGTTCTTTACTATACAACCACCGGTGCAGCGGCGGCAGCAGATTTTACAGATTCATCTTTAACTGGATCATTTACAGTTAATAGTAATACCGCTACAATCACAAGAACTTTATCTAGTGATAGAACAACTGAAGGTTCTGATAACTTTGCTATTCAAATTAGAAGAACTTCAACATCAGGGACAATTGTTGCAACTTCTGACACTGTATACATTAACGATACTTCTCTTAATGTTGGTCAAAGTTCCAATGGTCTTACTTTTGGTCCAGTTCAAGTTAATAGGGATGGTGGTAATACTGCCCTCGCATCTGATTGGTACACTATATGTGGAATAGATAATCTCCCAGAAGGATCTAAAATTGCATTGTTTATTGATAACTCTGGAAGTATGACCACTGCAACTATTCAAGCATCTTATAATCTTCTAGTATCCAAACTTGCTGCAAAAAATATTAGTATTATTACTGTAGAAAATGGTAATGAAGACTGGATTACTCCATTCTTGACAGATCTAAGCTAAGAATAAATATTTCAAAAACCAATGGCAGTTACATATACAGCAAACCTAGTCATTTATACTGGAACTGATTTTGACCAAACTTTTGCCTTAGAAGATGATCAAACAAATAGTGCATTAAATTTAACTGGATATAGTGGATGTGCTCAATTGAAAAGATATGAGTCTTCATCAAAAACGGCAGATTTTACAATAACATTTCCAACTGATAGAACGACTGGTAGAGTTACTATTTCTCTTGGATCAACCACTAGTGCCGCTATTAAACCAGGAAAATATTTTTACGACTTACTCTTAAACAGTCCGACAGGAACTACAACAAGAGTTGTAGAGGGAACTGCTTTGGTTAAGAAGTCTGTTACTAGATAATAAAAAAGAGGGTTGTTAACCCTCCTGAAATCATTTAGTTTGTGGTTTAATACCTTCTTTTTCAATACGCTCTCGCGTTGCTCTAAGATCTGCTGCCTGTTTCACCAGACTTTCTCTCTTAGGTGCTTCTGGTTTCAGATCGGGGGTTGGTGAAGTTGAAGCAACTTTATTCGTCTTAGCAACGTCTACCGCTGCTTTAATACCTGCTTCGCCGCCACCTGCTGCACGAGAAGCAGCAAGTTCTGCTGATGTTGGAGTTCTTCTTTCATAAGAAGTTCCAGTAGCAGTTACATTCTTGGATTGAATGGTTGGTGGTTGTGGTTTTGGTTTTGGTGCAGCAG